GTAGTGCTTAAATTGTGATGTTTATCTTCTGCAATTTCATTTAATATGTTTTCAATATTAATCATAAATTCTATGTATTTTAAATGTTTCTACGTATTCAATTCCGCGTCTAGAACTTTGATAATTTGTATGAAATGCTTTAATTACATTTGACGTGAAATATAAATGTTTTGACTGCGTTTTAAAATTTTGCAATTGAATTATTTTGTCATCAATATGATTTGTTACATCTACAAAATAATTAGGAATCCATGTTTCTAATGTACTAGGAGTTTTATAATCAACAATACCGCATTTTTCTTTTCTCGTTAATGCCATTCCTACTACATTGATTTTTTTATGATCATGATGCGTATCTTCATCTGGAGGCAATAAAATTAAATCATATTGACTCATATCATATTTAGTTTCTATAAGATGAACTAAATAATCATATCCAAAATTTATAGTATGATCGTCTAATAAAAATGAACCATTTATATTTGGAAAATTATCATATATTGTTTGACATTCTGCAAATCTTTTTTGTCCCGAAGATGTATCAAATTTACCGCCAATTGATATAGTTACGATATCAAATTGAGTATCTTGAAATTTATACATGATACCTAATGCTCCATATTCGATATCATCCGGATGCGGGGATAAACAAAGTACTTTATTTGCATTTAAAAATTTCATTATAATAATTCTTTTTTAATAAAAATTTGCGGAGGATATCCATAAGATAATGGCAATTCTATAAATCCGTAATCTAAACACATATCAACAATTTGTTGTTTTGCAGCCATTGGTGCAATATGCCCCGTTACGGTTCGATCTCCACAATATTCTTCAAGAAAAAATATTTTATCACATAATTTAATTTGAGCTTCATGTAATGGTAGTGGATCTAGTATATGTTCTAAAACTTCAATTGATAAAACTGCATCATATGATTTTTTTAAATCCGTTATATTTTGCGTATTTAGACTAATTAATTCTAAATTAGATATTCCTGTTTTATTTATTAAATCTTGCATCATAAAATATGCGCCATTTTCAAAATCAGCACCAGTAACATCAAACCCATTAACTGCTGAATTCCACGTATGATATCCACTACCAAATCCAACATCTAAAACAGTTTTACAATTAAATTTTTTCATGTAATAATTCATTATACGAAATTTTCGTAATCGATGTTGTTCTTTAGTTACGTTACCATAATTGAAATTTTGTTTTGTATACCAATCTGATTGATCGGAATCTCGTAATGAATTGTAATCATATTCATTAATGTTTGGCTGTTTAAAATGTTTATCAATTTCTGACATATGAAGAATTTTTAATTCCACATTATTCATAGTATCATCTTCTTGATATACCGATATTAAATCATTAATATTTAACATAATTTTCCTTTTTTTTTATTTATTTTTTTCCTTTATGTCCACTAACCATTACGTAATGTCGATTATTTCTAACATCGCCTGGAATATAATCTATTATAAAGTTATTTTTCCAAGAAACAAAATTTAAACTTAACTGATCTCGTCTTGAACCATACTTCATTTCGGTCCACCAATCTTCATTTAATCTAATGCAATCCGGATGATTATGTTTTCTAACTACAACGCTAGTTTCGGCTAATCCATAATTCGCTGGATATCCTGACTCTCGATATCGATTCATTTGATCTACTATCAGATATGGATTGTCTTTCCAATTACGAATACCTCTATCCGGACTACGTTCCATGTTTTGGTGACCTAATTGTAATATCACATTCGCTTCTTCATATATACAATTTCTTTTATCAAAACATTGCATATGATCGTACGTTTGAAATATTTTTTCATTTAATAATTCTCGAAAATCTCCAATCATTTGCATATTTCCGTCTACCCAAATCGAATATTCGTATTCAGATAAATAACGATGTGGAACTGCTTTATATTTTCGAGAATTTCTAGTTGTATCTTCATATATCGAATCAACTATTCGTACAGTCCATAAATCAGATTTAATTTCATGATCGCTAAAACAAATGTAATCTACATTATCTGCTATAAATGGATTTTTTGGTAATTCGTCATATTGACCAAAAATTGCGGTGTATACTACTGCCTTTTTCATATATAAATTTCACTTCTAATAAAATTGGAACGTAAATTTGGTCTTGCTACCGTATATGTTGGTGCATAATTTGCTATAGTATCATGCATTCCGGTTTGATTCCCTACATTGAATTTTGATTGCGTTTTAATATACAATTGAATTCTTGTATTGATATGACGCATATCTAATGCTCGTTTAAAATAAAATCCACAATCTGGTTTAGTGGTCCAATAAAATAATGGCAAATCATACTTATCAATAATTGATTGTATTCGTTCTTGCCCATCTCCATTATAACGATTAGAAATCAACAATGTTCCAAATTCTCCGTCACAATGATTTGTTATAATAGTATCTCCGAAACTTTTTTCTTGTTCTGTAAAATATAATTCCGGTTCTATATTATCAAAATTATCAAACTGCCAGAATCTCAAAATTTGTTCTAATAATGGTTCATCATTATCCGAATATATCCGATAATGATCATTAAACACATCCTCTTCAAAAGAATCAATGAAACCATCGATCCATGGATTGTTATCAAATATAGTATGAACTACTTGAAATGGATCATCCCACGATGACCAATTTTGTTCTAAATGGCCAAACATATTTCTTAGCAATTGCGCACTAGGAATCCAAACTTTACAATCTGGATATCGTTCTTTTAATTTTCTAGGCATTGCTGAAATAATACCCCAATCGCCAATTCCGAAACAGGTACGTAATATTACAAAATTTTGTTCTTCTAAATATTCATCTGGAATGTAAGAAGGATCTGAAATTGAAAATCCTAGTTGATCGGTTTGCCCAATGTCATACAATTTATTGTTGTATGTTCTCCAAAAAGTTGCCATTATAATGTATCGTAATATTCGTTTTGTTTTACTTGACGTTCAATTGTTTTTGGATGATATAAAGAATAATCTTCTTCCATCGGAAGATATGCAAATTGTTTATGTCCTTCAAGACGTTCATGTACTTTGTTCACCCATTTAATCTCAGAAACATTTTTATAAATTCGAGTTTGATAATCGGGCCAATTCACCCATCCTTCTGAATTTACATTCCAACCCCACTTTGTTACGTGTTCTGGTGTTAATCCGTCAACTGTATTAACGCGAGGTACTGCATATAAATCTACTGCAGAATTATGTTCTAATATAGCAGGTAATGATTCTATAATAGGAGTGCATGGCATCTCGTCAGCATCAATTTGAAAAATATAATCTCCGTTGCAATATGATGTTAGTTTATTTTTCCAGTCTGCAAAATTACCTTTAAATTCATCTTTCCATGTTGTCATATGACCTTCATAGTGTCTTTCGCAATGAGCTAGGTAGGATATTAACTCAGGTACTGCCTTTGTTGTATCAACTAATACTACAATTTCATCTTGTGGTCTTTTGTGTTCTAGAAGAAATGTAATGAGTCGTTGAATTTCAATGAACTCATTACATACTGTAATTGCATAACTTATTTTCATGCTTCTATTTTTTTCAATTTTGGCAATGTAATTTTTGGTGTTTCCGTTTCTGCTTTTTTCAATTTAGGAAGTTGAAGTTGTACTTGTTGCGGTACCGATGTTAATGAACCATCTACTATGTTTAATACTTTTTCATATACTGCCGCAATTGCAGTTTTAGTAAATTCGGAATTTACAAAATAACGTTGACGTTTAGCTAAATCTACATATTTCTTGTAATTCTTTTGAACATCTTTTAGCATTTTGCTAGCATATCCATAATCCGGAGTAAACCATTTAGCTTCTTTAATCAACCAGTCATTTTTTGCTGAATCATGTATGTTTGTTAATCCACCTAATAATGCACAAATAAAATCTTTTTTCAAGAAATCTGCTTGACCCGAATAATGCGGTGCAATAATTGGTTTTCCGGTTGTTGCAAATTCTAATAATGGTCTTCCAAATCCTTCTGCTTTAGTAAACGATACCATAGCTTTAATTTTAGGATGATTATACATAGCATTCATTTCTGCATCTGTTAATTCTCCATGGATTAAATACACATTAGGAAGTTTTGCGTCACCGAACATCTCCCGGATTTGTCCAATTTTATTTTCAATCTCCATACGATCTACAATGCTATAAGTTGCACCACTGGTTTTCATGATTAATGCAGGAGCGTTTTTTGTATTTTTATATGTATTGAAAAAACAATGAATCAATCCGCTTAAATTCTTTCTGTCTTCACCAATAACACCTTGCAACCAATGTCCTACTGTTAAAAATGCAAATGATTCTGAGATATCATTTAATTCAGCAATTTCCGTAGTTATGTTTGTGTTATTGTATACCGTTTCGTCAAAATATTCAGGAATTACTTCAATTCTCGTATTGAGCGATTTATTTTTTTGTCGAGCCGTATCTTCAAATGCTTTTTTAGTGAATTCGCTTGGTACAATTATCAATTGCATTGCATTTAAATTGTCAATCCATTTTTCCGGACATATATCGCCTTCAGTGCCTGCCGTTACTCCAATATTGTATTTACCTACTGCTTGAAGTTCATTTGGTACTGAAATTTGAATCCATATGTCTGGTTGATATTGTAAAGGCAACGGAATGATTCTTAATTGCCAATCCACAGGAATTGGATAAGTCATTGGAGTTCCGCCCCATGGCAATGATACTAATTTAACATCCCAATCCTTTCCTCGTTGTTCTATGATATTAGTTATGATTTCACGTGCATGATGACCATAACCCGATTGTGTCGCTACCGGCGACGCTATAACTACTTTTCTCATTATGCTACTATTCCTGTTTGTTCGTATTTTGGTTGTTCTACTTTTGTTACGGTGTATAATGCTCTGGATTGTTTATTGGTATCGAATAAATAATTAAACATTTCAATCATTTTATTACCCATTGATTCCGCAGTTAAGCCATTATCCATTGCCCATTGTCTACCCGCCAAACCTCGTGTACCTCTTTCTAATTCAGACATATCATACCAATAACGAATTGCGTCTGCTACATCTTCAAATTGTACTCGATCATCAAAGATATATGGCGTTTGTGGAGATCCTTGTAGTGATCTGTTGCTTGGAAATACTGGTTTTACCCAAGATCCATGTTTTTTGTATTTACCTGTGTGATTCGTTGCAAATTCACCATCAAATCGAAGCCATTCTCCATTTTCATCCGTAAACCCGCATTGATCTTGCAATCCTCCGGTAACATTATTAATAATAGGCGTACCTGTTAACATTGCTTCTGTTGAACTAAGTCCCCAACCTTCGTTGCTACCAATGTTTACTACAACATCAGCAACGTTGTACATTGCATTTAAATCTTGTGCATTTAATTTTTGTTCCGAAAACAATATTTTACAATTAGGTGCCAATGTTTTGGCTACCGCACGTAAATCCGTTCCATTTTCGTCAATTGCTTGGGTATGCATTAGTAATGCTACGCGACTTTGTTTTTCTGCAGGAAGTTGATCTACAAAATGCTTGAATGCAATAATTAAATCTCCTGGTTGTTTTCTTCTGATGTTTCTGTTATTCCAAAATACTACAAAATCAACTCCATTCGTAGTTTTAATTTTATCATGCATTGTTTGATATACAGAATCATCTTTCGGAATAGGTTTAAACGTGTTATGATTTAATCCGTGCGGTACGAATCCAGTAACTACCTGATTCCATTTTAAATTTTTTGTAACTACTCCGTTATCGTAATCTACAACGCCAAATCCGTTCTGTTTAAGTACTTCTCTGTGGATATTATCAGATTGCTTACTAATGCCCATGATCATATCACAACTACCGTAAAAAGGAGCGTTCCACATTGGATATGGTAAATCATCCCAAATTGAATAATACGTAATTGGAACTCGGAACGTAGTTTTTATTTCATGTTCTAATTGATACAACCAAACCCAATATCTAGGATCTGTAAAATGAAGAATTGCATCTGGTTGTTCTTGATTCAATATTGCGAATAAAATGTTTCTATCGCCATATCCGTTCCACGGAATCAATTTTACCGAAACATCTTGAACTCCCGTTTCTTTTGATACTTCTTGAGATAAATCAAATGCTTTTCCTGCATCGGGATGATTAATTGCTGCACCCAATTGCACCCAATCAAATTCTTTAACCGTATTGTAGATAATTTCTTTGCTAATTGTACCAATACCAGATGGAAGTCGAAAATCATCAGATAACAATAAAATTTTCTTTTTCTTAGGCTTGTTTGGATCAAATTTTTGTAACTTTGGTAATTCCATTTATTATTCCTTATAACTTTATTATAAATATTAACCTAGTATAACTACCGGTTTTTTTAACTTGTTTATGTTTGTATATGCAGTTTTAAGTACTGGATCTAATTCTTCTTCATTAGTTAATATCATCATGTAGTCACATTGTTCCGCAATTAGCTTCATACGATGATGTAGTTGACTGAAATGGTATGATTTGCCGTAATATGATTCTGGCATTGCTGAGTATAAGTTATATCCGGAAAACGAAGGATTGTATTCATGATACCTCATTCCGAATTCCAATGCAAATTTTCTAACCATGCTGTTGACACCTTCATTACCACCGGCGCCGATGATTACCAATTCATCTGAATCTGGAAATTTACGTTTTAGCAATTGCAATGTTTCTTGCACTTTGCGTTTGTTCTGCCAACCCGTATTTCCAATTATTGCTACTTTTATCATGTTGTTTTCTCGTATGAAAATTTAACACCTTTTGGCTGATATCCGTATGCAATTCGTAATGCACTTTCTAACAATGCTCGATTATCTTTGCTGTTTGGATCATCATGATTAGTTAATAGTATATACTCCATTTTCTCCCAACCCACAAACGGTGCACGTTTCTGAAGTTCAAATTTATATACATACTTATGTTTATGTGTAAACTGAATCATACTATATTATAATGATTTATCAATACGAATCCTATTTTCTTTAGGACAATTTGTGTAATCAGTTTTAAACGGACAATATTTACAATTCTTATCACCTTTACCAGAAACGGCTTCATATTGTCGTTTTGCTAATTTATTGCCTTCTGCGTCAAAACAATGATCAATGAAATTATCAATATGTTTCTGAATTTTGCGTTGCGTAACGGTGCCAGCTGCTGGACGTAACAATTGTATGCGTTTTTGCGGAAACATTGACTCTTCAACCAACTTGCGTTTCACAATAAAAAACTCAACTACGATGTTTTCTTTAGGAATACCAAATTGACGCGAAAAATAATTTTTATAAGCAACCAATTGGGCCATTTTCAACGAATCTGACTTTTGATATTTATTCCATCCAGCACGACTCGTTTTGATATCAAATATATGAATAGTATTGGTAGGTATGTGTCGAATAACTAAATCAATAAAGCCGTACCAATAAACTGAAGAATTTGTTTCTGATGCTGGTTCGCAAAGCTCCAATTCGATGCCAACTAATTCATAATCTTTTGTAGAAAAATATTGTTTGCGACGTTTCTTGAACCATTCTAAAATAGCAACTCCATCTTCTAAATATTCTGCCATTTGCAACGGATTAGAAAAATGTTCTCCGTTATTAACAGTTACGTTGTTAGCATATTCTTCTCGCATCTTATTTGTTAGGATGCTACGAAAATCCAATGCATCTGCACGTTTAACAGACTCGGTATACATTACTGTTAAATAATGTTGCAATGTTTCGTGAAATGCCGTACCAAAACATGTATCTATGCTGGATTGAAATGGTGCGAGACCATCAATGTATGCAAGTTTCCAAGATCTTGGACATTTTTCATACATTGACCATTGTGAATAAGATATTTTTCTAGGTACAGAAGTGGCATCGCGTAATGCTAACTTGTATACAGGATTGATATAGTTTCCGGATTTCATACATTAAATATATGAAATTATTTCGAAAGATCCAAATCTATAGAATTAAACATCGAATAATTTTGAAGTTGTTCTTTAAGATAAATATCAATCAAATCTTTGGTCTTTTGCAAATCTTCCGAAAAACGACCTTTATGGCGGCATCTTACAATGCGTTTAATGATATCGAATTCATAGCTATTCAAATTCCATTCTTCTGCAAATTTGTACAAGCTATCCTTTCCTTTATAGTGAGACTGAGTGTTTATGCTCATTTCTTAACTCCTTTAATCATTGTTTTTATTTCTTTGTCTGCGTATCCGTAAAGTGACAGAAGATGGGCGCATTGATCTTGATTTAATAATTCGGCGTAGTCGATTGCTTCCGATTTGCTAACATGATAATGTTCTGCAATCTGTTCAATCAATTTGTCTGAATATTTATCTTCTTTTTTGCCTTTAATGTATTTTGCAAATCCTTTGCTTGTTGGCAATAAATCGTGATAAAGGCGATATGTTTCTCGCGGACGCAATAACCCTATTGTATATGTTTGTAACTCATTAACGATTTCTACTAGATCCTGCCGCATTGATAGCCATCTATTCACAATATATGGAGCAAATCTAGATTGATCTGTTTCGGACCATTTTGACCATTCTTTTTTCTTGTGAGTAACTCCATCAATAAAATCAAAAATACTTGCACCCTTCTTTTCTTCTGCCATTATAATTTATATTTAGTTTTCCATTGTTGTTCAAATCGTTCACCGATGCCTATTTCCAAAATAACTGCAGTATCAGGTATTCCGGGAATTTTTCTTTCTAAAACATCATCAATGCTTTTGTTACGGATCGTTTTCATTTTTGTTTTAGCGTTACTTCTATTAGAAGTCTTAAAAACAATAGTAACATCCGATTTATGATAAGAAATTGACATTATTTCGTTTTCATTTTAACTGGTTGAAACTCTTCTGGAATAGACCCGCAATCATCACATCTAAACACAGGAATAGGTACCATAGTGTCTTTGTCACCACCCGTTAAAAATTTAGATACTTTGTTGATAGCCATTACTTGACGAAAATACAATCCGTCACATTCTTTGCATGATATCGGCTGCATATCGTCTGGACCGATATTAACATTTAATTTACTCATATTTCTCCTAATAGATTTATAAACATTGCCATTATGTTGATTTCTTTGTCAACTACCGAAGCATCTTTGAATTGTGCTTCCGCAATAATCAAAATGCTAGATGCAATATGTCCATGTGCAAATTCATCTAAATTGTCATATAAAAATGTATACAATGCCGTGAAATCGCGAACTTTGCTATCTGCAATAATTTGTCGTATTTTTGTAAATGCAGATTTTTTATCTTTTGGATTTCTAAGCACATCCAATATTTCAGTCATGTAATTGGCTTGAAGCGTGCTAGAT